GGGTAAGACTGAGGTGAACATATCAGATTTCAACGTGCGACTTGAGAAAGCGCGTGAAGTAATGAAAAAAGCAATAGAAGCATGACAGTAAAAAACGGAAGATTGTTTTCTGTTCTGAACAAGGACAGGAAGTTCGGGTCAACATCTAGGTATGTATTCACCTACCTAGAGGACAGTAACGGAGACAATGAGACTCCCTACTTATTCACACCAAACCAGTTGCGTGTTGCCAAGCGGCGAGCTACAGAGAATCCAGAAGACCTCTTGGAGAAAGACAGGCTAACCGATTGGTTTGACTGATGAAAAATAAACTGTACCACTACAGCGCAGAGGTAGTTCGTGTTGTTGATGGTGACACCGTTGACGCCTTCGTTGATTTGGGTTTTGATATGCACTCCAAGCAACGGGTTCGTCTCTACGGCATTAACACGCCTGAGTGCCGCACACGCGACTTGGAAGAGAAGGCAGCAGGACTCAAGGCTAAAGAGCGGCTCAAGTGTCTCCTACGCGAGAATAAAAACAAGTGCATCATAGAGACTCGCCTTGATAAGAAGGGCAAGTACGGCAGAGTCCTTGGTGTTCTGCACATAGACAAGACTAACTTGAACAAGACGCTGGTGGCTGAAGGTCATGCCAAGCGTTATTATGGCGAAAAACGATAACATACAGTTCACCGATCCCTATGAGATGCTTACCATCATTGACGATGACATCTTGGCCGGGACACTCACCTTACATTCGTGGCAGCGTGAAATCCTAGAAGACTACGGCAAACCATCACCAGCGTCACAACCATTCAAGGCAGCTGTGAGGGCAGCNAACGGCTCAGGCAAAGATCAGTTCATCATTGCCCCGTGTGCTTTATGGACAGGGATGACATCATCCAACGCAGTTTCGTTGGTAACGACAGCTTCGGGCAATCAGCTTGATCGCCAAACGGACAAGTACATCCGACAACTGATGACAGCCATCAACAAGTTATTTGGCGTCCCAGTTTGGAAGATGAACTATCGCCACTATACAAATCTACTAAACAACTCAACAATCGAGTTATTTGTGACGGACGAACCGGGACGAGCGGAGGGTTGGCATCCTGTTGTGCAGAACGGTGAACTAGCGATCTTTGTTTCGGAGGCGAAGTCAGTACCAGATGACATCTTCACAGCCTTGGCACGCTGCACGGGCTTTACCAAGCGTGTGGATGTCTCAAGTCCCGGCCCGCCTTCGGGACATTTCTACAACGTATGCACGGGAGGCAACTGGAAACAGTATCATGTAACAGCTTTCGATTGCCCACACCTCTCTGAAGAGTACATCTCGGAAATTAAGGAGTCTTACGGCGAAACCTCCGCACTTTACAAGTCCATGATAATGGCTGAGTTCGGGGGGATGGATGAGCAAGTAGTCATCAATCACCAGAAGCTTGTTGAGCTGGACAAGATGGAGATTGAACACGTTGAAGAAGAGACTAACACAGCCGGCCTTGACTTGTCGGCTGGCGGTGACGAGCAAGTCCTAGTAGTTCGGAACGGCAATAAAACACTAGCGGTTGAAGCCTTCAATTTCAGAGACACAGTTGCCCTAGTAGACCACCTTGAGTTCTTGTTCAAAAAATACGAACTAACGACAATCTACGGTGACGCTGGTGGTCTGGGCAAACCCATTCTAGATCAACTACGAATCAACTGGGACATCAAATACGTCTTAAACCAAGCCAAACCCTACAATAGCCTTGCCTATTTGAATCGTGGTGCTGAACTTTGGTTTAGTGTAGCCAAGCTTATAGAGTATGGCGACATCATAGTCCCACGCGAAACTAAGCTACGCAAACAATTAGCCTCGCGCTACTATGTAGTCACCCCGCAAAACAAACTTCAACTTGAGAGCAAGAAACAGGCACGGTCAAAAGGTCATGTTTCACCAGATAGAGCTGATGCTTTTGTTCTTGCCTTTGCGGATTATCGCGGTAGAAAGCCGAAGAAGTTAGCCGTTAAAAAGGTTAAAAAGCATGAACACAAACAATTTAGGCTGAATAAGCCACGAGTCACCTTCGGTAAAGGATACAACGTAAGAGCAAATAATTGGTTACACGATGAAATACAACAACTACAAGAATTATCAGGACGCGGCAACTGGCATAAATAAGTTAGCTGACATCTGCGATAATCAACACGTTACAGCGCAGGATCAAAGGCAGCANAGNCGGTTGAATATAGACCTAGATTTGGAGCGGCGAGACGGCTANTTGGCTCCAGATGAAATCTACATACCAACCCACATAATCGACAGTAACATTCGTCGTGAACAAGCCAAGTATGTNTCGTACATAGTCAACTCANGGCGTACTGCAATCTTTTCTAGTTCAACAAATCCTGCATTTAACACGGGGCCACTTGAGCGTGATTTCACAGAACGTTGCCGGTACGATGGCTGGCAAATTCCGTTGTTTCGCACGATAGACTGTATGCAACTCCACGGTTATTGCGCTGCTGAGATTCAGTTTGACGATACAAAGCCGGGACACTTTGCTGTTGAATCGGTAAACTACGAGGACTTTGCATTTCCAGATGACACACGCGANATACANTCTTGTGGTATGTTGGTGCATCGACATTACTTTACTCGTGAGCAGCTCATTGACATGACAAAAACTCGCGAGTTTAGTGCAAAAGAGGTCGAGTCGTTAATCGGTAAAGAGCCGGTAGATGAACAGACTGAATCTCTATTCAAAGTAGAGAANGTCATGTTCAGAGATGGTGGCATAGTTCAGGTGGGGTGGTCTTGTGTAGCCAGATGCAACGAATGGTTACGCAAACCACGCCCACTGTTCTTGGGCCGTCGAGATATGTCAGGCGAGGTTTACGAGACAGATTATCCCTACGTTATTTTTCATTACATGATAGCAGAGGATATGACCATTAAGAATTGTGTGGGCCGCGCTTACTTAGACAAGCACACGCAAGAGGCTGTTAGCTCCTTGATGTCTTCATTTGTCACGGCACATCGTCGTGCATCAAACTTCTACTTCTCCAAGGACGCAGATGATCCAAACCAGAGCAACGAGCAGACCAGCGTACAGTTTGTGCCGGGAGCATTGATTGACGCGAATGTCAGACAATTCCAGCTATCCCCACCCAACTCAACAATGCTCTCAGCTATCCAAACGCTTGTGACGCAAAACTCACAAGAGCAGTCCCAAATGAATTATGCGGCTATGAATCGTCAGGATAGCCGTAAGACAGCCACCGAGATACAGACGGCATCGGCAGAAGCGCAACTTTTGTCGGCAACACAAGTTTCGCTGTTCAGCATCTCAATCAAAAAGATATATGAGCATTGCTGGGAAATTTATAAGTCTAGGGTAATTGATGGTCTTTTAGAACCCACAATTCCTCTACACTACTTTATTGATCACGAATATAACATTAAACCAGCGGGTGACACGGATGTTGTTGAGCGACAAGAGAAGGCGCAAAAAGATGTTGCAAGTGTGGCCCGTCATTCAGCAGAACAGCGCATTGGCCATGGTTTACATGGAGGATATGTTGACAATGCTATTCCCTGACGAAGCACCGAAATATCTAACGCAGATGAAGCAAGATAGCACCAAGACACAGTTGCTACAGCAATTATCAGCGATAGTGCAGAGTCTTGTAATAGACCCACAAACAGGTCAGTTGACGGAAGAAGCACAACCGTATGCACAGCAAATACAACAAATACAACANCAAGTCCAACAGCTTGCAGGAGGCGACCAAGGCGGCTCTGGAGGAGCAAGCATGGGGGCAATGGGTGGACAACCCAACAACCAAGGTGTTCCTATCNCTCCTCAGGCAGGAGCGGGAACGCCTAGTTAAAGATGTTAGTTATCTTGCCACAAAACGATCAGTCCCAGATAGTGATGTTCGGACGGTGGCGACTCAGATAAAAACAGTAGACGAAGTAATACAAATACTAAATGACAAAGACCGATACAAAAACAGCGGAAGCAATCGAGCAAGAATTTGATTTTGGCTCAATTGACATTGGTGATCAGCTTGATACTGACGAGCTAGACACGATAAAGCCAGCCGAGGAACCTGAAGAAACAGA